CTAAGCTCCTTCAGAAATTGAAAATCGGGCAGGAAAAGAAAAACGCGCGACAATCTTGCGGCGCCACGGCGCAGCCAGCGCACTTTCGATAACGCCGTGACCGGTGTAGGCATGGATGAAAGCAGGCGCGGCAAGCGACGACACGATGCCCAGATGCTTGGCCACGCAGCCCGAACGCATCCGAAAAAGCAGCACATCGCCAAGGGCTTCGTCGGCCATATCCTTGGCAATCAACCAGCGATCCGCCGCCCGCCATAGACCTTCATCGCCCGATGGTTCGGACCAATCGGCGCTATAGGCGGGAACATCCTGCGGTTCCTGCCCCAAGACCTCGCGCCAGACCCCGCGCAACAGACCCAGACAATCGGTCCCTACCCCGCGCAAGCTGCCTTGATGCAGATAGGGTGTGCCAAGCCAGCCGCGCGCAGTTGCCACAATGGTCAAGGGCTGGTTCATCCGTGTGCGCCCCCCGACAGGCTGCCACCATCATTGGCGCGCGCGCTCACCGGATATGAGGCCAGCCAATCTTCGCCCGGAATATGGGGAAAGCCGCGAAAGTTGGCGAAATTGGCAAATTTGCTGCGGCAGGTTTCGGCACGGCGGTCACAGCCTGCCTCAAGCCGAAGCTGATCGCCAATGGCGATCTGGGTGCCAAAGCCCTGCCAAAGCTCGATCATGCGGTCATGTCCGATGGCGCGATCGGCCTTGACCATCTGCACCAGACCCGCCGCGCGACCGCTCAGGACGGTCAGCCGGCCACGCTCGAACCAGTGATCGGCAAGCGCCATATCTGCGGCAATCCGCAGCCGCCCCATCGGATCAACCCCGACCAGCGCACCTTCACTCCGGTAGCCCGCCGTGCCAAGATCAAAGCCGCAGGCCCGATCGCCCAGCACCGCCGCGCAGCCCGCCTGATAGGCCCGCCCGCGCGGTTGGTTCAGCCGGTCGGTCAACCCGCGCAATTCGACGCGAAACGCCCCGCCCGCCCGTATCACCTCGCCGAAATTGCCGCGAAACTGCTCGATCCGCTGGTCAACATCGGCCCAGTTCACCAGCCAAGAGCGCACCTCGGCCGCATCAAAGCGGCCCGAGAACAGATCGTCCTCGGTCACCGATACATCCGACAGCGCCCCGATGGCTTCGGTATTGTCCACCGAAAGGCCGGTGGTTTGCTGCACCGCCTTTGCAGTCATGCCAGTGGCGGCGCGAAAGGCCTGGCCGTCAAATGCCAGATCCTGATCATGGTCGGTAAAGCCAAAGGCCATGCCATCCTTGCGCTGCACCAGCCACGCACGGCAAACGGTGGTCGCGCCTGTGCCAAGATGGTCCAGCAAGTCTTGCCGCGCGGTCATAGACGCACCTCCACCACCGGCACATTCGGCACCTCACCCGCCTTGAACGAGGCCATCGAGGTGTGAATCCGGTCGGTGTCAAAGCGCACCGGCACGTCAAATTCAAACCCCGCCGTGACGATCACGCCAATGTCGGGCGGCGACACAAATGTGACGACGCCGGTATCGATATCGACGCCGAACTCCAGCCCATCGACCTTGGGATCATGGGCCAAGGCCACCAGCACCGTGCCTGCCACCGCTTTGGCAATCGGGCGCCGATAGCTTGCCTCGCCGGATTGATAGAGCTTGGACAGCTTGAAGGCACGACTCACGCCGTCGCCGACCCCGATACGCTGATCCAGCGCCGAGACGGTTTGCGACGGCTTGCAGGACCGGAAATCCGCCCAATCCTTCCAGCGAAAAGCATGCAACTGTCCGCGCCGCGCCTCGAAAAACGCGATCAGCGCGTCGACATCATCAAGGCTCCGCAGCCCCATCCCCGCATCATAGCGGCGGCGCGAATGTTCCCACGGGGTGTTGCGCTCCTCAAAGCCGTTGGCCAGCGTGACCACCTCGGTCTGCCGTTCGGGTCCGCCAAGCGCGCCGAAAGACAGGTTGGTGGGAAATCTAATCTCGTGAAATGCCATCTGCCTGCCTCATTTATTGCGTTGACCGCGCGCCAACATGCGCGAGGCTTGCGCCGCGATCTGGCTTTGCGAGCGTTGAAAGCCTGCCACATCGGGGGTCTGGATGTTCATCACCACCGTCACGGGCCGCGCGCCGCCGCTGGCCTGCACGCCCAGACGGCCATCGGGACCGCGCGCCAGTGGCATGATCGCCTCTGGCCCCGCCTCGCCCATCAGGCCACGCCCGTTTCGCATGGCAAAGCCCGTGGGCTGGGCCACCACGCCGCCCTTGGCAAAGGGCATCACCCGTCCTTGGGCGAAACTGCCGCCCTTTTCGAACGGCATGATCCCCGACAGAAGGCTGTTGATCCCCTCGGCCAGAAAGCCGCCGACCGCGTTGTGAACCGGCTTCATGGCGATGCCATAAACCGTGTCGATCATGGTGGTGGCCACGCCCTTCAGCGCGTCCGACAGCTTCATGCCGTCAAACACCAGCCCGTCGAAGGCACGGCGCAACCCACCGCTGATGCCGTTCGACAACACCCCCACCTCGCGCCCCGTAAAGACAAGCGAGTCCTTCATCTTGACCAACTCGCCATCAAACGCCGCGACCATCGAGGCGGTGCCGCCCAATGTCGCCTCCAAAGCGGCGATCTGGTCTTGCAGTTCTTCAATCTCGGCCATCTGCGCCGCCTTTCTTGTGATCGGGAAATGCTGCGGCCAGATCCTCCAGCCGCGCGCGGGTCAGGGGCGGGGATGCGCCCTCAAGGCCCAGCAGGATCTGCAATTCCACCGGCGTCAGCCGCCAGAACGCCGCCGGGGAAAGCTGCAACTGGCCAAGCCCTGCCCGCAACAGGCCCGGCCAGTCGATCCGCTTCATCCGTGCTCCGGCAGGGAAAACGCGCGTGCCAGCAGTTCGGCTGCCGCGCGTGCAGCCCCAATCGGCCCGCCCCCCACCTCAACCGTGCGCAGATCGACCGCCGTGCCCTGCCAGCCGCCCCCGCGCAACCCCGCCACCAGCAGCGCCAGCACGTCGCGGGTTGAAAACCGCTGCGCCTCGAACCGTTCGACCAGATCAATCAGCGATCCGGTCTCCAGCGCCACCTCCAGCTCGGCCAGCGCGCCAAGGGTCAGCTTGGCCACATGGCGCTGGCCATCCAGCCAGACCGCCACTTCGCCCGCATAGGGGTTCGCCATCACAGCGCCGTAAATGTCAGCGCACCCGCCGAGGCCAGCGACATCTCATAGGTCGCCTCGCCGTTATGGCTGCCCGCATATTCGATCGCGGTGATCTGGAACGCCCCCTGCACCACGCCAAAGCTGGGGATAATCACCTGAAAATCCGGCATTTCGGCGTCGAAAAAGATCTGCCGCGCGCGCTCGTCGGTGTTGGCATCGCGGAACACGCCGGACCCCGAAATCGAGGCGGTCTTGACCCCTGCCCCCGCCAGCAACTCGCGCCAGCCCCCCGCGCTTTCCAGCGAGGTCACATCGACCGTCTCGGCGTTGAAACTGATCCGCGTGGCGCGCAGGCCCGCCACCGTCACAAACTGCCCGTCGCCCACCAGATCAACCTTGATCAGCAGGTCTTTGCCATTCTGCACAGCCATCATCCGTCTCCGTTTGAAAGGTTAAAGCTCGATCCGCGCGCGGAAGCCCATATCGATCCGCCGCACGTCACCCTGATCGATCCGCCGCGCCACGGCCCGTTGGAATTGCAGCGACACCAGCGTGCCGGTGGTCAGCGTCAGCGAAGCCCCCGCCAGCGCATCCGACACCGAAGCCGCGATGGTCTTGGCCGACAGGAATCCCGTGGCATCCGAAATCACCGAGACGTCAAAGCGATGCTCCGCCCCCGCGCCTGATTTGTCAGACTGGTCAGTGACCACCTCGGGGCCGATCAGCACAAAGCTGCCAAGACTGGTCCCCGCCGGAATCGCATCGACAATGCTAACTCCTGCCAAAGCGGGAAAGCCCGTCAACCGATGGTAAACCGCCGCCTGCAAGGCGGCTGCTGCGCCGTAGCTCATGCCGGAACCTCCTCGCGCACGAAACAGGTCAGGAACTGGCCGCGTGGATCGGCCTCGGTCACCGCCAGAATGGTGAAGATGCGCGCACCCTCACAGAAGCGTTGTGCCGGTTTGGGGCGCGAGATGGCTCCGACCGCCGCACCCCGCACGGTTATGCGATGCTGAACGGTCGAGGTGCTGATTTCCTCCCCCGCCGTCTCCCGCCCCGTGCCGGATTTCACTTCGGCCCACAGGGTGCCAAGCGCGACCCAGACCACTGAAAACCCGCCTGCCCCATCGGCCACGCGGTTGGCCTGCTCCAGCACCAGCGCGCGGTTGAGATCGGGCGCGTTCATGCTGCACCTCCGCCCAGAACCCGCACCGTGCGCCATTTCTCGATCAGCGCCTGCACCGTCACCGGCAGGCCAAAGCTGCGCTGGCCCGCGTCCAGCCGACGTTCATAGAACTCGGCCGCCAGCAGCAGCACCGCCTGCGCCAGATCGGGCGGCACCGCCGACCACACCGCACCGAAACCGGCGTCAAAGACGATCTCCACCCGACCATCGGACGGAACGGCGGGCAACAGCATCCCCACCGCCGCCAGCTTGGGCCGCTGCGTGTCCGGCACCAACCGATAACGCGCAGGGACCACCACCGTCGGCACCCCCAGCGCATCCAGCAGCGTCACCGACACCAGCGCCGACACAGGGGCCACCGGCAGCGCCTGCTCAGACGGGCCACGCCAATCCTGCAAGGTCAGCAAAAACTGCCGCGCCAGCAGCACCTTGCCGATCCGCGCCTCGATCGCAGCCATCGCCGCGCGCAGATAGCTTTCCACCAGCGCATCCTGCATTCCGTCATCCGCAAACCCGCTGCCAAGCCGCAGATGGTCCTTCAGCGCCTGCAGCGGCAGCGCGGCCCCTGAAACCGTGGTCTGTTCCGTCAACATCATCATGTCACTCCAAACCCCCGCTTGGACGTTGAACGCGCGCCCCGTGCCGCTTGAACGGAGGGGAGCAGCTGGACGGCACGGAAAACCCGGCGCGCGTTCACGGTCCGGCCTGATCGGGCCGGACGATCACAAGGGCTTAGGACACCGCGATTTTCAGCAGCTTGATCGCGGCAAAGTCGGTCACATCACCGCCCACGCGTTTCGACGCATAGAACAGCACGTTGGGTTTGGCCGAGAACGGGTCGCGCAGGATGCGCAGATCGGGGCGTTCCGCGATGGTGTAGGCCGATTTGAAATCGCCAAAGGCCACCGCATAGGCATTGGCGGCGATGTCGGGCATGTCCTCGCAGATCAGCACCGGATAGCCCATCAGCCGCGCCGGTTCCGCTGCGGCCAGCCCGTCCGACCACATGAAGCGGCCATCGGCATCCTTCATTTTCCGCACCGCTCCCGCAGTTTTCGAGTTCATGATGAAACTCGCATTGGCGCGATAATCCGCCCCCAGCGCATAGATCAGGCTGATGATGCAATCGACCGAATTGGTCGGCGCGAAATCCGCCGCAGCCCCCGTCGGCACATAGCCGATCTCACCCCAACCCCACGCGGCATTGGCGACTTTCGGCGGCAGCAGGATGCCCTTGGGCTTGTCCACACCATCGCCGTTGATAAAGGCCGAAGCCTCGGCGCGGATGAATCGGGTGGCGATCTTGGAGGAAAGCCAGCCTTCCACGTCAAAGGCGCTGTCATCCAGCAGCCGCTGGCTGGCCTTCGGCATAGCCGACAATTCATGCAGCTTGATCGAGATGCGCTCCACGGTGGGGGTTGCGGTCTCGGACTGCGCAGCAACTTCCGTGGCCCAGCCCGACCCCACCTCGGACCGGTCGATCAGCACATCGAACGAGGTCGCTTCCACCTGCACCACATTGGCAATCGCCCGCAAGCTGGAGGTCGAGACCAGCATCGAGCGGATGGTGTCCGCCGTCTGCGGGTCAACCAGATAGCCGCCATCAGCGGCCACGGCGGTGGACATGGCCTTGCCTTCCAGCACAAGCCCGCGCAACCCGTCATCATCCCCCGACCGCAGATAGGCACCAAAGGCCTTCTTGTGCGGCACATCCAACTCGGCCTGGGCCGAAAGGGCCGGGCGGGAGTAGGTCATCTGTTTGCGATCCAGCATGGTCAAACGCTCTTCCTGTTGTTGCAGCGATTTCTTCACTTCGTCCTGAAAGCCACTGAAGGCATTCATAAATCCGGTCATCGCGGATTTCACTTCCGCACCCGGATGCAGGGCCGTATCAGGCAATGCGCCATCGGCCCGAGCCTTAGTCTCGGTCATCTTGATTTCCTTCGGTTTGGTCGTGAAAGGCCGCGCTACCTGCGTTCGGCCATCGAACGGCGCGCGTCGTCAAAGACCTGCGCCATGCTGCGCCAGAAGTCGGCGTCTGGCGCATCGCCCTTGGCCGAAACCCGCGCTTCGGGAAGCATCGGGAAGGTGACAAGCGACACCTCCCAAAGCTCCAGTTCCGACAAAAGTCGCTGGCCCTTGCCGTCACGTTCTGACCTGACGGTGCGATAGCCGATCGACAGCCCGTCAATCGCCCCCGCCGTCAGCAGGGCCGCAGCCTCGCGGCCTTTTTCCACTTCGGTCAGGATACGGCCCTTGACCCAAAGGCCGGTGGCATCCTCGCGCACCTCGTCCCAGACGCCGATGGGCTGGGCCGGATCATGCTGCCACAGCATTTTCACGGCGCGCCCAGCCCCTGCCAACCGCTTCAAACTGGCGGCATAGGCGCCCTTTTGCACCACATCGCCACCCTGATCGCGTTTGCCGAACAGGCTGGCATAGCCCGCCACCACGCGCCCCTCGGTCAGCACCAACCCCGCTTCGGGCTGTTGGTATTTCCGTTCCGGCGCGCCCTGCATCAATCCGTTCATCGCTTACCTCACTGCCGCCTGCATCAAAGCCTCGGCCATCTGCGCCAGCAGAAAGGCCGCAACCCCGTAAACGCCCACCCAGATCCGCCGCTCCAGCCGCTCCAGCACGGCGTCAATCTGGCCAAGCCGGTAATCCAGCGCCGCCCAACGCTCTAGGGCCACTCGCTCATTCGCCTCGATCCGCGCTGCCGCGGCATCAAAACTGTCGTAAAGAAAGCGCGAGCCTTCGGACGGTTTGCGCGGCGGGGTCATTCATCCTCCGCCAGTCGCGGCAGGCCCAGAAGCATCCGCTTTTCGGCAGGCGTCAGGAATTCCGCCGCCCCAACCCGCGCCCATTGCTGGTCACGTTCAACCGCCAGCGCGGGTATCTGGTCCAGATCGGGGCGCAATTCCACCACCTCGCCAGTAAAGCCCGACAGCCAATGCGAAATCCCCGCCGTCACCCGCGCCACCAAGGGCAGCACGGTCAGCCGGTAAAACGCGCGGTTGGCCTCTTGGTAATTGGCATAGGTCGCGTCGCCCGTGATCCCCATCAGCATCGGCGGCACACCAAAAGCGATGGCAATCTCGCGCCCCGCCGCCTCTTTGGTCTTCTGGAATTCCATATCCGAGGGGCTGAACCCCATCGGTTTCCAGTCCAGCCCCCCCTCCAGCAGCATCGGACGGCCTGCATTGCGCGCGCCCTGATGATGCGTCTCCATTTCCGACACCAGCCGGTCATATTGATCGGAGGAAAGCTGCGCTTGCCCGTCCGAGCCTTTGTAGACAATCGCCCCCGAAGGCCGCGCGGCATTGTCCAGAAGCGCCTTCGACCAGGCAGACGCGCTGGTATGCACGTCAATCGCCACCGCCGCCGCCTGCAAAGGCGAAAATCCGTAATGGTCATCCGCCGGATGGAAGGTCTTGATATGGCAGATCGGCTGGGCCTCGGCCGTCATCGCAAAGCGGTGCGTCCGCCCGCCCACCGAGTAATCATACCCCACCGGCCAGCCATCCGCGCCCGGCACCAAAGACATCCGGTCGGACCGCAGCACGTGCAATTCCCCCGGCAGTTTGTCCAGTCCCGGCACCGCCTCGACATAGGCATTGCCCGACAGCAGCAGATGGCCGTAAAGCGCCTCGAACAGCTCGGCCCGCCCCTGCGCGCCGTTCGGGCGACGGATCAAGTCCAGCACGGGATGCTGGTCATAGCGGCGCTCGTGGTCTTGCAGGATCAAGGGTAAGGCGGCGGCGGCCTCGGAAATCAGCTTGACCGCGCGAAAGCCCATCGGATTGCCCTGAAAGCCGGTTTTCGACAGCGACACCGCATCGCGCGGGCTCCACGCCACGCGGCCAGAGCTGCCCCACGCCACCACGCGCCCCGTGGCCGAGGCCTTCTTTTCGGGGATATCCACCACCGGCGTGCGTTTCAGGAAATCGAAAACCATCTCGGAAAGCTCCTTGTTCGTCCGCTGCCCCGTGCCATCCCCCGTTACGGGTTTCTGCGCGTCTGGAAGCCTTTCTAGGGAAGAAACCTTTAAGAAGCGCTGGACCACCGCGCGCCGATCACTGCTGCGCGCAACGGGCTAGAGCGTGCGAACCTGCGGCGCGCGCCAGCTTTCGGAAGGTTCCACAATCAGATCGGTCAGCGCCCAGACCAGCGCATCCACGCGGTCGGGGCTGCCCTTGCCCAGATAGCCCTGCGCCGTCATCTGGCACATCTGCTGTTCCAGCGCGCCAAGATGCCGCAGATGCGCTACCCGCCCCTGTTCATAAAGCGCCGCCACAGGTTCCGCGCGCACCGCCTTGGCCCGTGTCGCCCGCACCGCGCGGAACGGCACCAAGGGATCAATCTGCCGGATCACGCCTTCCACCAGATCGCCGCCCTGATTGACCTCTGCCACCAGCCGGTCGGCCTTGTGCCGCTCCATCGCGGCAATCGCGGCCTTAGCCCATTGCTGCGGCGAAGCCCCCGTCACACTTGCATCCTCCAGCACCACCGCGCGCCAGTTCTGGGGTGGCCCGTCGGTGATCGCCCCCACCACCACGATGCCACATTCATCCGATTTGCCATGCCCCGTGACAGGCGGGTCCACCGCCACCACGATGCGCCTGCAAACCGGTGCCGCCTCCAGCCGCCCCGCCTCAAGCTGCGCCGTGGTCCAGAGCGCGCCTTGCACATCTTCAACCAGCAGCCCCTCCAACTCCTGCATCCCCTGCCGCGTTCCGGCATAGCGCGCCTTCACCTCCTCAAGGAATGAGGCCGCAAGATAGGCGCGGTTGGCATCCGTGGGCGCGTGGGTCATCACGGTCGAGGGGTTTTTCAGGATCGTCTTCAGCACCCCCACATTCTGCGGCGTGGTCGTCACCACCTGACGCGGGTTTTCCCCAAGACGCAGCGCGAATTGCAGCATGTCCCACGTCTCTTCGGCTTTCGGCCACTTGGCCAATTCATCCACCCAAGCCGCGTCAAACTGCGGCCCGCGCAAAGACGCCGGATCATGTGCCGAAAACACCTGCGCAATCGCGCCATTGGGCCAGATCAGCCGCTTGCGCGTGGCCTCCCAAGCGGGGCGGCGATCGGGCGGAGAGCAGGCCAAAATCCCGCTGTCGCCAAAGATCATCACCTCGCGCACCTGCTCAATCGTCTCGCCCACCAAGGCCACGCGCCGCGACCGCCCCGCATCGACCGGCCCCGCGCCTTCCACCTCGGCGCGTACCCATTCCGAACCGGCGCGGGTTTTCCCCGCCCCGCGCCCGCCCATGATCACCCATGTTTTCCACGCGCCTTCGGGCGGCAGTTGATGCGCCAGCGCCCAGAATTCAAACATCCATGGCAGCGCCGCCAGCGCGTTTTCCGACAGCCCGCCCAGAAATTCGTCAACCGCCGTTTGCGTCGCGCAGGCGAGCCAGTCTGCGCCCGATCTCATCGCGCGCGGCGTGTAGGTCAAGCTGGCCGGTTCCGACAGTCCCGGCAACCTGTTTGCGGAGTTTATCAAGTTTCGCCCTTTCATCCATGACCAGAAAGAATGCCGCCTTCAGGTCGCGCACCGAAGCCTGTGCCGACCTGACCTCTTCGAACCGCCCCGCCTTGATCGCATTGACCGCAAGGACCAGTTCTTCGGCTGTCTGGGTATAAAGTTGATGTGTTTCCGCCAGAAGATCGACTGGCGGACTGTCTCCGATAGAGAACGTAATCGTCAT